AATTGAGAACTTCTCGACATATGACATTCTTACGTATAATGCTACATTGGGTAAGTTCACAGTTCCTGATGACTGCTATAGCCTTAATATGGTATTGTATGATAACACTGTAGAGATAGAGAAAGTATCACCAAATAAGATATATAACTTACTTTCTTCTAATCTAACAGCTCCAACTGTAGCTTATCCTGTATATACTCAGGATTCTAATATATTCAACGCTATCGTACCTTACAATGTAAGTTACATTCAAGTATATCCAACAGTTATAAATGCAACTGGACTTGTTACAGCTCAGTATATTAGGTACCCAAAAGATCCTAAGTGGACATATGACCAAATATTGGTTAACGGTACACCTGTGTTTAACCCAAATAATCTTGACTATCAAGACTTCGAGCTTCCTTTAAGCTACGAAACTGATCTAGTTATAAAGATACTACAGTACGCTGGATTATCTATACGAGAGAATGAAATAACTAGCGCAGCTAAAGCAGAGGAAGGACAGAACTTACAAAAGAACTAATAGATGGCATACATAACACCATATCAGTACTATACGAATAACGGTAATATTCCAGAGGATCAGAACTGGGGATCTTACCAGTACACTACATTGGCAGATATAGTTAACAACTTCATGTTGATGTATGTTGGTAGTGATAAGTTACTTAATAACGTGAAACGTTACGAGGTAATGTTCCACGCTAAGCAAGGAATTAAGTTGCTTAACTTCGACGCGCTTAGGTCTATCAAAAGTATTGAGATGCAGGTAGGTGACAACCTTAAGTTTATCCTTCCTTCAGACTACGTTAACTATGTCAGAATATCTATATTAGTAGATGGTGTACTTCGTCCACTGTACGAGAATAAGAAAGTAAACACAGCTCTTGGATATCTACAGGACAACAACTACAACATACTGTTCGATCAGAATGGCGAGATACTTATAGGTGATTCACAGCTTGATACAGATAGAAAGAATCAAACGTTGTATGAAGGACCAGGAATGTATAACGGATGCTATGGATGGTGTGCTGATGGATTCTGGTATTTCGGTTATGAGGTAGGAGCTAAGTTCTTGGTAGATCCATCTACTTTGCATACTGGTCCAACATTCAGAGTTAACAATGGAGTTATTGACTTCTCATCAGGTGTGTCTGGACAGCGTATTGTTCTTGAGTACATATCTGATGGTATGGCCAACGGTAATGACGCTGAAGTAAACGTACATAAATTTGCTGAAGAATTTGTTTATAGATATATAAAATGGGCTTTGCTTAATGCTAAGTTTGGGATACCTTTGTATGAACGTAAAACAGCAAGGGATGAGAAACAAGCTGAGTTTAGAAATGCAAAGCTTAGACTTAGTAATCTACACCCTTCTCGACTTATTATGACAATGAGAGGTAGAGCACAACAACTTAAGTAAACATGCCAGAATTAAAGAATACTTTTTTAGCAGGTATCATGAACAAAGACCTCGATGAGAGGCTTATACCTGAAGGTGTATACCGTGATGCATTGAATGTAGATGTAGATACTGCTGACGGTGGTAATATAGGTGCTGTTAAAAATAAGTCTGGTAATACTCTAATTTCTAACGTTTGGAATGTTGCTGGATTCCCATATCCACAGACTACTAATGCACGAACTATAGGTGCTGTAGCTAGCGAGAGAGATAAGTTGATTTATTTCTTTGTAACTTCAGATCAGTTTGATGGTATATATGAGTACAGCTCAGATACTGGTGGCACTGTGAGGGTATTGCAGTCTAATAAGCCTTCTCCATCATCAATTAGTAAGTTAAACTTTAGTAAGGACTTCATTATTACAGGTGTAAATTTTGTTAATGGATTTCTATACTGGACTGACAACTACAACCCACCTAGAAAGATTAACATATCTAGAGCAAAGACATATAACATTGATGATTCTAGAATTAATGACGATATCAATGTAATACTTGCCCCACCGTTAAACGCACCAAAGATTAATCTATCAGAGAATACTTCAACTCAGTCTAATAACATGGAGGAGAAGTTTTTGTATTTCTCTTATAGGTACAAATATGTTGACAATCAGTACAGTGCATTATCTCCATTTTCAGCTGTAGCGTTTAGGCCTAAGGATTATACAATAGATTACAATGCTGGAAATAATAAAACTATGGTTAATCGCTTTAATCAAGCGAGTATAACTGTTTTTACTGGTGATCAATTTGTAAAAGAAATACAAATTATAATGCGTGATGTAAGAAGTATGAACACTTACATTATAGAGACATTTAATAAAGAGGATCTTAATATATCTAATAAAGTATTTAAAAGTTTTGACTTTAATAATAATAAGACTTATGCTTTATTATCTAATGATCAAATAACAAGATTATTTGATAACGTTCCGCTACTTGCTAAGGCACAGGATTTTGTAGGTAATAGAATAATGTACGGAAACTATACACAGTTTTATGATATTGACTATCCTGTTAGCTTAAAGGTAGATTATTCATCAATAAATGGTTCTGGTAATGTTCCTACTCAGACATTTAGATCAGATAGAGATTATGAACTAGGAATCATATATTTAGATAAATATGGCAGATCAACAACGGCATTAACTTCAGAGGATAATACTACATACATACCTCCTACTCAATCTGACAAGGGTAACAGCCTTACGTTACAAATAAAGAATAGACCTCCTCAATGGGCAACTAATTTTAGAGTAGTAATAAAACAATCAAAAAATAAATATGAAGTATTATTTCCATTAACTTATGAAACTAATGGATTGTTTAGATATTTTTTAATTAACGAGTCAGACAGGGAAAAAATTAAAGTAGGAGATTATTTAATATTTAAATCAGATGCTGGTGGACCAACTTACAGTAATAAAAAATATAAAATACTTGAAATTAAAGATAAATCAGCAAACTTTAATAACATACAGGGTGCATTAGCTGGGTTATATTTTAAAATAAAAGTAGATACACCAACAGAATTATCAGGATCAGGAATAACATCGTATTGGGGAGACTCTAGGGCAAGTAGCGCTAATTCAGCTATATCTGGATGGTTTAATTATGTAGAATATCCAATATATTATGGAAATAATAATCAAAACTCATTATCATTAAGTGACATAGGCTTTTTCCCACTAACAAATTCATGGGTCACATTTACTGGAGTTCAGCCATATAATGGAACTTATGATTATCGTATAAACGTAGAAGTAGTATCAAGTACTCAATTTAGATACACAAGAGATATTAGTCTTTCTGGTGGATGGGCTTATGCAAATATAGATTATTCTACTCCATATTTTATAAGTCCAACAAATGCAACTGGAGCAGCTCTTGACGATGAAAAAACATGGAGTAATGGTGTTTGGATAAAATGGAATAGCCAACCTGTTGTAAATGATAGATGGGTAATAATATTAAGAGGAAGAGGTAATGCACTAGCTGCTCCTAATGCAATAGGCACTTATTTTGATAATCAAGTATTAAACTCATCATTTACTTATTCTGTTTTAAATACAGATAAAAATACAGATACTCCTATATATCCTGGTGATATAATCACAATAAAATGGAATGAATCTAATAATCCAGGTGGTGTTAATCAAGTATGGACAAAAACAGCATATGATACATATAAAAATATAGAAGAATGGTTTGTTGAAAGTGGAGAATATTTAAATTTTCCATATGAAAACCCAAATGGATCATTGGTAAAATCAAAAGCTGTTGCATTTAGAAGAGGAACTAATTATACAAATTATTATGTTCCAGCCGTTCCTTATTCATATACTACAATAGTGTGTGATAATTCAGATGCTAATTTAAGAAGCTATCCAGTATTTATGTTGTTAAAATGCTCTCCAGGAATAAATGGAGAAGTAAATAGAGTATGGTCTGAAATAATAATAGAGCATAAAGATAATCAAATTATAGCAGAAACAACACCTAATGAAACTGAGTTAGATGTTTTTCATGAGTTATCTAGAACATATAGGGTACATGGTGGATTTCATAAGGTTAGATGGAAATATGCTGATTTTACATTTGTGTCAACACCTACAACATACGCAGGTAAAACAAACCTAGGTCAAGCAATACCAGGGTCTACACCTACATCTAGTGATGAAATGCATAACTATGTAGCAGGTGAAAGAGTATACGTTAATGGTCCGAATATAACTTCTGGATACTATGAGATATTGTACGTACCAGATCCGTACAATATTATAATAGATTTATCATTTAGTGCAGGACCAGTATCACCTGGATATGTGTCTTACGATGTATTTGAACAAGATCAAACATCTTACGGTCCTTTATCTGGAGCTGCAAAAATAAAGATCAATAATCCTAATAATACATTAAATTCAGATTTTAATGCTTGGAGTTATTCAAATGGTCTTGAAACATTCAGAATTAGAGATGATTACAATCAGGCAACATTAGAATATAGCCCTAGAGTTACTGCTGAGATAAATGAATACAAGCAAAAAGTAAGCAAGAACGCTATTTCATACAGTGGTGTGTACGGTGAGAACACTAACTTTAATGCACTTAATGAGTTCAACTTATCCAAAGCTAATTTCAAGTATCTTGATAGCGAGTTTGGTTCTATTCAGAAGTTGTTCGCTAGAGATACAGACTTGTTGGTGTTCCAAGAAGACAAGGTAAGTTCGGTTCTTTATGGAAAGAACTTACTATCTGACGCTGTAGGAGGTGGACAAGTAGTTTCTGTACCAGAGGTGCTAGGTACACAGATAGCATTCCCTGGTGAGTACGGTATAAGCATGAATCCAGAATCATTCTCTGTATGGGGTACTGACATATATTTTGCTGATTCTAAAAGAGGTGTGGTTATAGGAATGTCTGGAAATCAGATGCAAGAAATATCTGCATCAGGTATGCAAGACTACTTTATTGAGTTGATGAGAGAATATCCTGATACTCAAAAGTTAGGATGCTATGACCCTCATAACCAGGCTTATGTACTAGCTAATAACAATAGAAGTATATTAAATTGTAACGCTAAGTTAAACAGGTATACAAGAAATGTTCCATCAATTGGGATATCAACTCCTTACACTCTTTTCACAATCATAGCTGATGTAGCTTGGTCAATATCATTGGTAAGTTTAGGATCTGGAACAAATTGGGTTTCTAACTTCCCTGCGTTTGGTTTTGGAACAACAGATGTAAATGCACTTGTAGCACAAAACAACACTGGGTCACCTAGAAGTGTTAAATTTGTAATCACTTATTGTGGGAATAAGACTCTTGAATTTACTCTTACTCAAGGATTGGGTAGCATTGGAAATATAACAACAGTAGTAGTCCATGAGGCTATACCTCCAAAAAAAGATAAAAGACCATGAGAACAGACCAAGGATTTAGTTATACAGGTAGTTCTGACTATGATTTCAATAATGTAGAATTAAATGAAAATCAAGTTGCACTATTTGATACAGTAACTGGTATTGGAGGCATTGATTATATGCCTTACGATGGATCAACTGTTACTGTAAAAACAGGATTAATAGGTACAAGTACAGATATTCAGGATCTTCAGCCAACATTAAATAATAAGGTATACTATTTAGTTACTGATATTGATTACACAGATAAGGATAAGAATACTATTATATCATTAGCAACTGAAATACCAGTATCATTAGTTGGTGGTAGATATGAAGGTACATTTGTATTTAACAATCCAAATGATTACCCAAACTTATATCTAATATGGGATTATACTGATAATATGGATACTGGAGTAGCTTCATATTCAGGTGGCGCTACAACTAGGTATATTAAAGTAGACTACGGCACAGACATAGGTAGAGCTGAATTATCTTACAATATAACTGGTTCACCTACAAGAGTAGTTCTTGAATATAACAATGGCGATGTTGCTGATACAGGATATGTAGGTCTGAACTCATTAGCTAATTATAATGCTTTAATAGCATTAGGTATAGATCCAGATGATATAAAACTTGTGTCTCCATACGATGGATTAGTAAATAATGGATCTGGAAACATCGATTTTAGTAAATTTTTATCTAATGTACAATATGCATATGCTTATGTATACTCACCATTAGCTTCATCTTCTTGGGTTCTAACAAGTACACAACCTTCTTTGACATCTTTTTACATAGATACAACAGATGGAACATTAGCTAACGTATGTAGCCAAACAGCAACAACGCAGTATTGGCACAATGGAATAGGTACAGTTCCTACCGCTGGTGATACCATATATACTGATTCGATAGGTAGTGCGCTATACGATGGTGGAACTGCATATCATTTAGTTAATGAGACATCTATGATGGCCCCACCAGTATCAGGGGGTAGATGGGTATATGTTAATTCAAATGGATTAGTTATATCTAATGGCGGATGTGACTGTAATGAGTCAGCAGTTCCATATATCTATCAAGATGATATTTATGTAACTGAGAATAATATAATATCTGTAAGATTTGCTGCATCTAATAATCCTACATCATGGAATATCGTTACAACATGTAACACTTACGAATTAACTGGCGGAGGATCAGGTTCATTGTATTCATATGTTGACTGCAATGGAAATACTGTAAATGAAACAGTAAATATAAATGGAGTTCAAAATGTATGCGCATCATCGGTTTCATTAATTCAGGGTGATGGAGTTTCTACATTACTTGGAGCATGTCAGCAAAATATTCTTCCAACAGGTTTAAGTTTTGATGTAACAACTGGAATACTTTCAGGATCTCCATCAGAATCATGCGATTACGATATAGAGGTTGAAGCTACTAACTGTGTTGGAGATAGTATAGCTAAGACAATAAAAATTAATGTTGAAACAGGAATTAAACTTACTCCATTCGCTATAGATGTAGAAAACATAGGTGATACTGGAGATGCTGCTTGTGCTGTAAGTCCAGTGTATACATTGCTTTATCATAACGGTATTGGTAGAATACCTGACGTAAACGATACTATATTTATTGACTACAAGGCTGAAGAGAAGTTTATGGGAGGTGGCATGTGGTACAAGATAGATAACTCTACATACTCGATTAAGATATGTGAGACTGGTAATGTATGTGAGAAGAACGAATGTCCTACTGTTACAACAACTACCACGTCGACTACTACGACTACTACAACAACTACTCTTCCTACTGGTGATTGGTTTGAAGCAACATTGTGTTCAGAGCCATCTGTAACAGAGGTATTGGTTGATCCTGCAACAACAGGATTTATAGTTGGTGATATAGTTAAGACTACAGATGGTAACTGCTGGGAGATAACTGCTACCACAACTGCGTCTTATCCATATGTAGTTATAGACCATAGCGTAGGTCCTTACGTAGACTGCGATACATGTTTAAATATAACTACAACAACGACAACAACAACGACAACTACGGCTCCAGTATATACTTCGTTTATGATAACTAGCGATCCGTACACGAGTAGCTATAATGCATGTATGAACGATCTGCCGTTAGATCTTACGTTATACCATAATGGACCATCAGCATATCCTGTAGTAAACAATTTTGTTTACTCTGATTCACTTGGAACAACTCCATTCAATGGAGGAAGTAGTTGGTACTATATGTATGACGGAGCAGATTATGCTATTCAGATTGCAACTACTGGACAGGTTCTTAGTGTCATCGCATGTGCAGGTGTAACCACAACGACAACGACAACAACAATACCTACTCAGCATTATAATGCTAAGCTTTGTTCTGGTGGGCCATTTGTTGAATTAGCTCAGCAGTCATACTCTGTATTATCTAGTGGTACAATAGTAAAAGCTGACAACGGACTTTGTTATGTAGTAGATAGCACTAAAGTACCTGGTACTCCATTGGCGTATATACTATTCACTTATGAAAAATGCAGTGACTGTACTGGTATAACGACAACAACGACTACAACGTCTACTACAACGTCTACTACTACAACTTCTACTACTACAACAACAACTACTACATTGCCTCCAATTATAGGTATATTTGTACGTAAGGGAACTGAAGAAACTGTATGTAACGATATTATAATTGAGCGTTATGTAGATGGTCCTCTTGGAAATATAGGAAGTAGTATATACGAGCTAGTTGTAGCGTCATATGTACTTGCTCCAGCAGCGTGGTATAAGTTACTTGCAGGAACAGTTGCTTATGAATGGGATGGATCAAATTGGACTGGAAATTCAATAACATGTTAAAATTAATATCAGCTCAACCTGCTACAGATTATTATGCTTGGCAGATTGAGATCTATCTTCACAACTTCCTAAGTATAGGATACAATGCTGAAGACATCCATGTAATTGGTGGCGTATATGAACAGGTTCCTGAGTCATGGCTTAAATTACAAGATAAATTTAAAGATATAGGATTCTATCTTTATGAAGATGATAGGGAAGATGACTCGTATCCTCCTTCTGTTCAATCGTATATATTGGCCAAGCACTTTGACGAGCATAAGTACCTAGCTAACTACTCTATATTTTTTCATGACTGTGATTTCTTGTTTACTAGATACCTAGATTTTACGCCTTACTTACATAACAATAACTGGTACTTCAGTGATACCGTAAGTTATATAGGTGCTAACTACATTAAAAGCAAGGATGAATCTATACTTGATGGAATGTGCCAGATAGTGGGGGTAGATAAGTCTTTAGTAGAGGCCAATCAGATGAACTCTGGTGGCGCACAGAAGTTAATGAAGAACATTAATGGGGACTACTGGAGGCTTGTGTACAAGCACTCTAACGAACTATATAAGTACCTGAAGTCAGTATCACATTTAAAGAAAGAGGGTGATCCTTACGGTATACAGATATGGACAGCATCTATGTGGGCAGAACTTTGGACAGCTTGGAAACTAGGACATAATGTAGTTGTTCCTAAAGAGTTTGACTTTTGCTGGGCTACGTGCCCAATAGACAGATGGAAAGACGTGTACTTCTTCCATAACGCAGGGGTTCCTGACGCTAAGCAGGGTATGTTCTTTAAGGCTGACTATATTGACTCATACCCTTTTAATGAGAAGTTAAATGTAAACGATAGTAGGTGTTCATACATGTACTATACTTTGTTGAAGTCAATAGATAGCTGCTTGGTATAATTTTGTATCTTTGCACAATGGATCCAAATATTACTATCACATATTCAGACAGGTCTAATGGGTGGACTTCTTTTTGGTCATTTTACCCTGACTGGATGCTAGGTATGAATAGTACTTTCTATACATGGAAGGATGGTAACTTATATGAGCATGATAGTTCACAAGTAAGGAATAGGTTCTATTTTAATTTTACTCCTAATATTAATGAATATTATTTTTATCCTTCTAAAATAACAACTGTATTTAATCAAGATCCTACAACAAATAAGATGTTCAAGACTTTAGCTCTTGAATCAACATTACCTTGGGTCGCAAATATACAAACGGACCTAGACACTGGGCAGATAGACTCTGGATACTTTGAAGAGAAGGAAGGTTCATTCTTTGCGTATATTAGAAATCAGGTCAATACAATTATAGACCCTTACTCTATTGCTACTCAAGGTATAGGCAATACTTATTTATTTGACTCTTTAACAAATACTATAACATTTAACGTTGAGGTTCAATCATCAGTTTCTATTTTAGACAGAGTATATAAGATAGATAGTATTACTGGTGTAAGTACATACCTAGGCAATATATCTGATATACTTGTTAATGGTATTACTTATATACAAGATCCTTCCTTACCTCCAGGACCTAACCCAGGTGATATGATCTACATTGTAAAGAACTCTGTTGCTGAGTCATATGGTGTTAGAGGTTACTACATGGAGGTTGAGTTGATTAATAGCTACACCAGTGAAGTTGAACTATTCGAAGTTTCATC